CTATTCTTATGTGACAATAGTTTAAAGTTTGTAGGTGCGGATGATGTTGAACGGGCAGTTGGTATTACTAATGGTAATTTAACCTTTATGGGTTCTCAATTACTAACAGTTAGTCTTACAACTCCTTCTGAAGGTGAAGTTTTAGAGTATAATGGAACAGTATGGGCAAACAAGGCTAAAACTCCAGTTGCTGGAATATTCCAAACAAAAAATTGGAATATGCCTTTCTAAATAGTAAACAGGTAATTTAAAATTATGGCGGCAACAGTATATAACGGAGTATTACAGGGAACTGGAGCAACTCACACTCAAGTCCTTTATACCAACAGTACTGGTAAAAATGTAAGGATAGTATGGAATTACTTTGGAGTAGGAAATACTCATCCTGCTGAACTTGGGGTATATATTGGTCCATCCTCTAATCCTCAACATCCTTCAGGACAAAACCTTGATACAATGGTAATATCATCACAAGGAAATTTCTATGCAGGTAAATCTCTTGCAGTGCAGAGGAATGATGAGAATACATCAAATTACGCATATGGTTCTTATGGAGGTTTTTTTCCAATGGAACTTGTATTAGCTGATGGATCAAAAATTAGTGTAAATATTCCTGCACAAATAAGTTCAAATACTAATGCTCTTACATATAATTTTGTAGCGATAACGGAAGATTAATATGGCAGTAAATTTTCCAAATAGTCCTTCAACTAACGATACCCACACCGAAAACGGTTATACATGGAAGTGGGATGGAACTACTTGGATAATTCAATCTCTTGCTCCTCCAGGTCCTACAGGTCCAAGTGGTCCATCAGGTCCAAGTGGTCCTAGCGGTCCTTCTGGTCCTCCAGGTCCTCCAGGTCCAACAGGAGGTTCTGGGTCTTCTACTTTTGTAGGTTTAACAGATACACCATCTACTTTTACTGCTGATAAGTTTGTAAAAGTAAATTCTGGTGGTAGTGCTTTAGAATGGACTGATGCTCCTACTAATGGACTACCTATAGTTAATGTTGCAGATTTTGGAGCACTTCCAAGTGCTAGTGGTGCAACAAACAGGACTAGTATTGAAAATGCTATTAACTCATTAGCATCTACAGGAGGATTGGTTTATATTCCTACAGGAACATATGATATAACAGGCACTATATTATTAGATAGTGGAACTTTGGGTGATGGTGGTGGTATAAGTATTATTGGTGCAACTGAGAATTATAGAATTAGTGCTGCTGATGCTGAAGGTACTTTGCTAAGATCTACTGATGCTGGTAGTGATATAATAAAAGTAAATAACGTAAGAAATGTAACTTTTGCCAATCTAGCATTTGATCATAAAGAAGGTACAAGTAGAACTGGTGGAAATGCTGTTCATTTTTATTCTAATGTGAATACTCAACAGATTAGAATGGATAGGATTTATATCCGAAGACAATTTGGTGCTATTAAAGTAGATGGACATTCCATTTCAACATTTAGAGATATAGAGATTAGAGATATTGTAAATGAAGGTGGTTCCTTTGGAATGTTATTCTCTGCTTCTGCTGGTGGATCAGAAAGAGTTGATCAGATAAGATGTGAGAATGTTATTATTGATGGTGTGATTAGTGGAAGTCCACATACACACGCAAATGGATTATGGGTTAAGGATTTTGTAAATTCGATATGGTTCCTTAATTGTGCTGTTCTCAGATGTAATAAAGGATTCTTAATGGACTCATCTGTTCCTAGTGGATCAACAGGTAATCCTGGTTCATTCTTTAGAATAAATGATTGTGATTTTGATACAAATACTAAATCTGGTATTGAGATTGCTGGTGGTAGTTTTATTTGGATTAATAACCCATATATAAGTAGTAATCTTGAGAATGGACTCTATGTTAATAGTACTTTTACTGGTGTTTTAAGAGTAAATGCTGCTGATTGTAGAGGTAATGGTGAACATGGAATATGGATTCGTTCTACTACTCATAAAAAGATCTTTATAAGAGATTCGCAATGCTCTAATAATGGTACGAGTTCAACTAATAATTATGATGGTCTTCATATATACGATGATAATTCTGCAGATCAATCGGATATAATGATTGATGGTGGACAGTATGGTGGAGATATAATGGGAACAACTGATCCTAGTAGTGGTAATCTGACTACTACACCTCAAAGGTATGGAATTAATTTTACTAATAATACAAAATATAAAAGAATTATTATTAATAATGTAGATTGTTCCAGTAATAGAACAGGATCAATCCAATTTTCAGTTAGTAGTGGAATTGATAATATGATTCATAATGTTATTCCATATCACGGATCACACTCAGGTGCTCACTAATGGCAGTTAAGATACGAAAAGGTGGTCAATGGGTAACTATAGTAGGTAATGGTCCAGCAGGTCCTACAGGTCCAGCAGGTCCTCCTGGAAATGATGGAGCAGACGGTGCAGATGGAAATGATGGTGCAACAGGTCCAACTGGTCCTGCTGGTCCCACAGGTGGAGATGGTCCTACAGGTCCAGACGGTCCTCCAGGTCCAGGTGGTGGAACTGGTACTCCAGGTCCAGCAGGTCCTCCTGGAAATGATGGTGCTGATGGAAGTAATGGTCCTGCTGGTGCAACTGGTCCTGCAGGTCCAACTGGTCCTGCTGGTCCTGCTGGTCCGCCAGGTCCTTCTGGTCCCCAAGGTGTTGCTGGACTAGATATTGGTGTATCACCTCCAAGTGGTCCTTCTACTGCTGGTGATTTATGGTGGGAAAGTGATACAGGACATCTATATGTCTATTATAATGATGGTAATAGTGATCAGTGGGTATCAGTTTCACAAGGTCCTGCTGGTTCTCCAGGTGGTTCTGGGACATTTCAAACTGGGGATTGGCACATGCCAATGGGATTCTAAATAGTAAATAGGAATTTAAGTTATTATGGCAGCAACAGTACACTCTGGATCCAATCAGAATTTTTCTTACACTAATAACACTGGTGGCAATGTTCGTGTCATTATTGGTCACGTTGTTTGTTCTACAGATGATTCGAGTGGTAATAGTGGAATTAAAATGAGATTTGGAGCTAGCAATTCTCCTTATGTATTTCAAGTTGCAGGTGGAACAAACCAATCTTTTGGTGGGTTTGGTAAGCATCTTACTTATATTATGTCTGATTACGCAGGAGGGCAATCTTCTGGTACAGGTGCTGCTAAAGGAATGTTTGGTTATGCAAAAAGTAATACTTGTTTTTGTGATGAGATTTGGCTTGCTGATGGAGATAGTATAAACATTCAAGCGGTAAGTGGTTCTTACCCAATTAAGACTTATAACATAGTGACAATACCAGAGAACGCATAATAATGGCAGCATTCGATTTTCCAAACAGTCCATCCCTCAATGATACCCATACAGAAAATGGGGTAATTTGGAAGTGGAATGGATACGCTTGGGATCGAGTTCCAAGTAGTGGTCCGCAAGGTGCTCCTGGTCCTACAGGTCCTAGTGGTCCTACAGGTCCATCAGGTCCTACAGGTGGAGATGGTCCTCCAGGTCCAGGTGGTCCAGGTGGTGGTACAGGTCCAGCAGGTCCTCCAGGTCCTCCTGGAAATGACGGTGCTGATGGAGGTGATGGAGGAAGTGGTCCTCCAGGTTCAGCAGGTCCTCCAGGTCCTCCTGGAAATGATGGTTCTGATGGAGGAAGTGGTCCCACAGGTCCAACTGGTCCAACTGGTCCCACAGGTCCAACAGGTCCAAGTGGAACTGGTCCTTCTGGTCCGCCAGGTCCTACAGGTCCAACTGGACCAACAGGTCCCACAGGTCCAACTGGTCCTGTTGGAGCAAGAAATTATAATATAACAAATAGTGGATCTGGTTCTTACTGTGTTGATACTGTATGTAATAATCCAACAATAAGTTTATTGAGAGGTTTAAGTTATACTTTTTCTGTAAATGCAAATGGGCATCCATTTTATATTAAGACAGCTCAAACTACTGGAACGGGTAATCAATATAATAGTGGAGTAACTAGTAATGGACAGCAATTTGGAATAATTAGTTTTACTGTTCCTGCTAATGCTCCAAGTACTCTTTATTATATTTGTCAATATCATAGTGCTATGAAAGGCACTATTTCTATATCAGATTCTGGTCCCACAGGTCCCACAGGTCCTACAGGTCCAACTGGACCTACTGGTCCAACTGGTCCTTCAGGTGGAACTGGTCCTGCTGGTCCTCCAGGTCCTCCTGGTTCTGATGGTGATGATGGAGGAAGTGGTCCTACAGGTCCTACAGGTCCCACAGGTCCTACAGGTCCAAGTGGAACTGGTCCTGCTGGTCCTCCAGGTCCTCCTGGTTCTGATGGTGGTGATGGGGGAAGTGGTCCTCCTGGTCCTCCTGGTCCTTCTGGTTCTGATGGTGATGATGGAGGAAGTGGTCCTCCAGGTCCCACAGGTCCAACTGGTCCCACAGGTCCAGGTGGAACTGGTCCAACTGGTCCAACAGGTCCAACAGGTCCTTCAGGTGGAAGTGGTCCTTCTGGTCCTCCAGGTCCAAGTGGTCCTCCAGGTCCTCCAGGTTCAGGTGGAACAGCAAATACTGATCCAGCATTTACCATATATGTAAGGAATACTCAAACAACTCCATCAACTATATCAGTTACTCTTGATACTACTGATTATGACAGTTGGTTAGTTTTCGTTACTGCTGGTGGTGGAGGAGCTGGTGGTGGTTCTTCCAGTGGAAACTCTGGTGGAGGAGGAGGCGGTGGCGGTACAGCCATTCGTAGATATGATGCTTCACAAATGGGTAGCGGTGGATGTACTTTATTTGTTGGTCAAGGTGGTGCTGCTGGATCTGGTGGAGGTAATGGATCTAATGGTCAGTATTCTCAGTTCTATCCAAACTCAAGTCAGTTTGCTACAACTGCTTATCCTGGTCAAGGTGGTAGTGGTGGTAATAATGGTGCTCTTGTTGCTGGTGGTGGAGGAGGAGTTGGATATGGTGATGTAAATTCCTTTGGTGGTGAAGGAACTCCTGGTGCTGGTGGAGAAACTGGTAGAGGTGGAGAAACTTATTGGGGTGGTGGTCACAACTGGACTCCTGGTGGTGGAGGAAGAGGTGTTCAGGGTAATGCTAATCCTATAGGAATAAATGATGGAAAACCAGGATGTATTGTAATTTTTGGATATAAGAAGAGTAAATTTACAGTTTAATTATGAGTTTTTTAGACGATTTTAAAAAAACAGATCTTCAACATCAAGCTGATGCTGATACTGTTCAAACCAATATAAGAGCTGGTATTGGAACCACTTACATAGATTTTGCTATAGTTGATAATGCTACTAGTTTAGTAGCAACTACTATAGTGGGTTATGCAGATACATCCAAAAATCCAACTTGTACTGAAATGGGATTTACTGAACATCATTTAGTTGCTATTGGTGCTACTTATCGTGGTGAATTTGCTGGTATTGCAAATCGATGCTTAGTAAGACCTGATTGGAAATATACTGATGCTGGTGGATTCTTTGATCCAGTTGATTATACAGAAGCATGGACAAAGGGTATGAGAGAAGCCAGAGATAAAAAATTATTAGAATGTGATTGGACTCAATCAACAACAGATAGTACATTATCATCCGATAAGAAATCTGAGTGGGCTACTTATAGACAGGCACTAAGAGACTTACCTGCTAACACTACAGATATTGCCAATCCTCCTTGGCCGACAAAACCCACATAGTATGCTATAATAATTGAACTAGATGAGTAACTAGATGAATGATCTGATACAAGTAATTAAAGTTCTTAATGGTTCTGACCTTAAAAAAGTAAATCAATATGTTGATACTTTAGATTTCCAAGATAATACTGTGTTTGGTAAACCTGGTGATGAGTGTCAAACCAATACTGATATTAGATCTAGTACTGGTGTATCTTTAGATGATGAACACGAAATAACTAATGTTCTTCATACTGGTATGAATAATGGATTGGATGAATATAAGAGACGAGTTCAAAAGATTCATCCGAATTTTAGTTATTATCCTGTACCTGGTGCTGTGGGAACTAGATCTTGGAGAGAAGCAATACAGATATTAGATTATAAAAAAGGACAAGAGTATAAGTTTCATCACGATTCAGCAACAGAAACTAGATTGGGTGAGTATTACAGACAGATTTCTGTTATATTATATTTAAAGGAAGCAACTAAAGGTGGTGGGACTGCATTTACACATCTATCAGTCAAACCAAAACCTGGTTATGCTCTTATATTTCCATCTAATTGGTGCTATCCTCATGCAGGTGAACCTGTAAGTGCAGGTAAAAAACGAGTTGCCGTTACGTGGTATTACGTTGAGAATATATAGATATTATGCGATACATATGATTATGAATGATGAAACTGTACAGGACATCATAGTTGATGTCTGCAAAAGAAGAATTACGTTAATTAGTAGTGAAGGTGAAACTAGATTTGTTAAGTGTGATAACACAGATCAGTTCATGGGTGTAATGGATGTTATCAAGGAACATGCTGATCCAGAATTGATTACTTATGTTGAACCAAAATTAACGACAGATAGCAAAGCTAAATAAAGTATAGAAATACCAACTGGACTAGTAGTATAAAAAGATGCCACTTAATAAGTTAGAGAATTTCATAAAGAATAGTGAGGGTCG